TCAAGAGAACAATTCTCTCACTCGTTGACCTTGCTCTTTTTTATGTTCATCAAGAAGGTGTGAATATGTGTCGAGAGTAATAGAAATAGAAGAATGACCTAATCTTTTCGAAATATATTCAATTGGAATTCCTTTACTTAATAAAAATGAAGTATGTGTGTGGCGTAACGAATAAGGCGTAATCTCGTCATTATCTAATCCAATTTGCTTCTTAGTGAAGTTAAATGACTTTTTTAAAGCGTTGTGACTAACGTTGAATAATTTACCATCTATCTTACGTGGTAACTTGGATAGCTTTTTATTAAGTAATGATACGTCAGATAAATTCACTTCTATATCACGTTTAGCATTACTTGTTTTAGTACCTGGCAGATGAATGATCCCCGGTGCTTTATTTAAATCTTTGAATGTCATATTGATACAGTCGCTATATCGTCCACCAGTGATAGCGAGTAAGTAAAGAAAAACGTAACTTTGTTCATCTCTCGACTTAAAATATTCGAGCATATCTAAATACTGTGCGATAGTCATAAACTTATCTTCTTCATTTTTAGCCTTTTTAGTACCCTTTACGTCAACTTGGTATGTTGGGTCCTTTTTTATATACCCGTCGTATACCGCATCTCTGATACATGGAGAGAGACACCCATGTACTTTACGTACAGTTTCAGTAGAGCGACCTTTCCCATACTTATTCAACATTTTTTGATATTCTGAACGTTTAATGTTTGATACGAGAAAATCATTTCCAAAATGCTCTTGAAAAATTTTGAGTGAGCGCTCGTACCAATAATATTGTTTTTCTGCGACGACTTGTTTGTTCTTGAGTTCTAACCATTCATTGTAATAATTAGCGAATGTCTTATGATCATCGATGTTATTACCCTCATCAATCTGTTTAATCAATTCAAGTGCTGCATTTGTTGCATCTGCTTTAGTTTTAAATCCTGCCTTACGTTTCTTACCATTCTTGAATGACGGGTCTTTCACATCGTACTGCCACGAAAAACCACTCTTATTCGTTCTTTTATATACTGTAAATGTAGCCATGTTCATGCTCCTTTTCTTCAATTTAGGTATAAAAAAATAAGGGCATAGTGAATACACCCTTATTTGAATGATGAAACAATTATTCTTACTATCTCTCCTTTTTCATTTAAAGAGTAAGTAACATAGTAATCTTTATCTAACTTTTTAGAATGATATGTTTTACTATTTTCTTCATCGTTTGTAATTTCGACATCATCATTCATATAATCTTTAGTGTGTTCTTTTATAAGTTCGTGGTCTAACTCTTTATTAAGTGGTAAAGTATCAAAATTCTTTTCAACTTGAAGAATTTCTTTGTTATCACCTAAAAGGTATGTAACAGAACGTTTTTTATTAATGGCAATACCACCATTTATTTTTGCATCTTTATCAGTTAGTTTGCCATAAAGCGTGTTCTCTTCTGCTTTGACTTCCGGTTTTTCTGTAGTAGGTTTCTCAGTAGTTGGTGCTTCAGTTGTAGGTTTCTCGGTAGTAGTCTTTTTCTCTTCTGTTTTTGTTTCTTCTCCACATGCTCCTAATAATAATGCTGATGCGATTGTAAGTCCTGCTAATGATTTGTAATTCATTTTGCCATCTCCTTTATTTAACAATTAAGAATCAGAACACCCCAAAATGTACCCTTACTTGTAATAGTTATTTGTAAATTCTAAGATGTGTTGCTTCATTTCATCTTCTGTAATCTTTCCATCTTTGTGTGCTTGCTGACATTCTTTAATAACTGTGATTAAGTCATCTTCTTTTGGTTTATCCTTTAATGCTTTGCCGACTTTATATGCGCCGAATACAGCAGGTGTCCATACAGCAGCAGTTGTTTTAAGTCCTACTCTAGTCATTGAATTACCTGTGCGTTGTAGTTTCTCGCCTGTCGTTGTTGTTTTCTCTGCTACTTTTCCCCAGAATTCCGACTTCTCTATCATCTTCTTAAATTTATTTATAGACTTCTCAATCTTTTTGCGTTCTTTAGGCGCTTCTGTTTCTTCTAACTGTGCTTGCAATACTTCAATTTCATCAAACCATTTTTTGTTTATTTCATTTACTTCTATTTCTTCAAACTTCTTTCTAGCCATTTTGCCATCCCCTTTATTTTATTTATATCTATAATAAAGATTGTGAGGGACTAACCCTCAACAATCAAGTAATTAATAAAATTTTTGAACTGAAATCACTCTACCGATACATTTAACTGTATCATCGTTTGTGTAAATCTGTGGTAAGTGTTCATCGTTGTGCGATTCAGGTAACAGGATGATTTTATCATCTTTATATTTGATACGTTTCACTGTAGCGTTATAACCGTTTACCATGACTACACCAATCTGACCATTCTCGATAGGGCAATCTTTTTCGACAAGCACTAGGTCGCCTTCTTTAAACTCCTTATCCATTGAATCTCCTGAAACACGTAAGTAGAACACTTCTTTGTTGCGTTCTGAAAGATAAGCTGGTATGTATGCGTATTCTAAAATATTCTGCTCTGAGTAGATAGGAATGCCTGCACTGATTTGAGATACCACAGGGACTTTTTTAGCTTCGATTGTTTCGATAGGTGTAACGTTAGGGCTTTCTACTAAATCTGATTTGTTAATACCGAAATATTTAGCCATCAATTCTATTTTGTCGATTCTAGGATATGTTTTTGCATTGATCCAATCTGATAAAGTTGTATATTTCAAGTTTAAATCTTTAGCCATTTGTTTTCTGTCTACGTTTTTTAGCTTCATTTGTCTAATTATATTATTCGCCATCACTTCTTTGTTCCCTAACATTTTAATCAATTCCCTTCATATAATATCGTTTATTCTTTATACGTTAATTATACGCTTTTTCCGTACTGAATACAAGATAATAAAAAAAATTATGTTAAAACCGTTGACATTACGGTTAAACCGTTATATGATGTAATCAGGTTAAACGAACGACAGCTACATAGAACACATGAGAGCGAGAGTGTGCGATGATATGAGCCACATCAGAATACATTAGAAGGTCATTGCGATGATCGTGTGTTGTATGTAGTTGTTGTGACTACAGGAAGGAGGTAAAAAAATGCAAGAGACACAAGTAAGAAATGAACCTTACACTCTTAAAATGCTTCGTGCTAAATATGATTTAACACAAAAACAAGCAGGAGAGCGTGTGGGTGTATCAGCTGACGTTTGGCATAATTGGGAGAAAGCAAAATCATTCCCTAATATTCCACAACTTCAAAGAATCGAGCAAGAATTTAACGTCACTTACAATGACATTATTTTTTTGGTCAACAATAACGGTTAAACCGTAATAGGAGGATAAGTATATGAAAAGAATTAAAGGTTTGAAAGTTGATTTAAAAATCGAAAGTGCATCTATCAAAAGAAGATAGACACACTCGGAATGTTACTTAAGTAAATCGTTGTCAGCTAAACGTTCTAAAGTATCAGCTAGTAGCGTAGCTGAATATCCAGTTGTCAATTCCACAATATAACTGAATAGACCGTTTATATCAACGTTGCCATCGTAGTCAGTTAACTTATCCAATTCAGCATTCACTATTTCTTGAGTGAAAAATTGAGATTGAACATGGTTTACAGACTCGACAACAATATCTTCATATTTACTCATTGGTAACACCTCCTTTCAAAAGGAGATAAGAAAATTATAACAAATTTAGGAGGAAAACAAATGAACGAATTACAAGTATTCAATAACTCACAATTTGGAGAGTTGCAAATTTTAAATCACGAAGATAAAGCGTACTTTCCTGCGATTGAGGTCGCAAGTAAATTAGGATATTCAAATCCACGTGATGCAATCAACAAACACACGAAAGAAAATGGGGTCGTGTTTTACGACGTCATAGATTCAATGGGAAGAAAACAAAGTAAAAAATTTATTAGTGAAGGTAATTTATATAGATTGATTACAAAATCTAAATTGCCTGATGCAGAAAAATTTGAACAATGGGTTTTTGACGAATTAGTTCCAACGGTCAGAAACAAAGGAATGTACATCACTAAAGCAACAGCAACTGAGATGATTAATAATCCCGAAATATTAACAATGTTAGTTGAACAAATTGCAAAAGTGAGCAACTTACAGCTTGATTACAACACGCATACATCGAACGAACTTAAAGAAATCAAACAAACATTAACAGGAGAATACGTAACTCCACAGGATATTACAGCGATTAAGTACATGGTAAAAGATAAAGCTGAAAAATATGTAGATGCAAATGGAACGCAATTAACACTAGAAGATGTCGCAACTACAGATATTTATGAACTAGCGCAACACAACAAACGATTAAAAGAGCAACGTCGCTATGACATCGGTAAAGCTAAATCAAAAATATTAGTTGCTACTAAAAAGTATTTAGGAATGAAAGGTAACGCACCTAACAATCACATTAAACGACGTGATGTCGATAGAGCAATTCAGTTTATTAAAGACATGCGATATTCAGAAATCGCTTAAAGGAAGGTGACTTAAATGCTAACAATCGATTTATCAGACGTTAAAGCTGAACTTGTTGCAGCAATTCAACAAGCAATGCCACAACGTGAATATGCAGACTTTGCAGATGCGAAACATGAGTTTCCTGAAATTTGTGGAATATCATTTAGTGATCTCGAGAAGAAAGTTTATTCGCATCAGGACTTTAAGCAGTATATCAGAAGGTTTGAAGGCAGCAATAAACGTTATATCGAAGTAGCACCTGCAAGAGAATTCATCAGAAATTTTATGGTAAGGGAGTGTAACAGATGAAACTATTCATAGCAACATCAACTGTACTACTCGCAATCAGCTACATCATCACATTAGTAAGCGACCACCTCGCACCTTTAGAAACTATCGGACTATTCATCGTATTATCGTGTGCAGCATTACTACTCGTAATCAATAGTGAATTCGTTGAAAGCGATAAATAAGATTAGTCATATTATAGTGCTGACGTACCGTAGAAACGAAGTAAAGAAGTATAAGAGGGATTTATCCTATTACACGAAAGATGACGATATACGAGTGCTACACAGCAAATTTGATGATGCAGGCGGAGTTATTAAGTTTCAGTACATTCGTTAAAGGAGGTGATGAGATGATACCTGATAACGAGTTCATGAGAGATGTGATGGAAGAGTTACTTACTTCTTATGAAGAAGATGAGAGCCATGTTTTCGTTACTAAAGATGATGAAGATGAAATCGAGGAAGATGAAGACAAATAAAAAAACACATACCTTTAACAGATATGTGCAGTCGTTACTAGCCATCTCGATTGTAACATATTCTGCGCAGGTAGGAAATGGAGAAATTATGTTAGACAACAATATTCAGTTATTAATCTTCGCAGAGTTGCATCAAGCAGTGAGAGAGTTCAATAACAGAGAAGTATCAATCGACGATTCGCACTACAATGACGTAATCGAATTTTGGCACTATAACGATGTGTACGAAAATGAAGCGAAGCACATTTGGATTCATACAGACATTGATGATTACGACACAGCAAGTAAGAAAGTTGAAAAGATGCTGCGTGTTATCAGAGGAGAAGAGTTTATCGAGGACGGTGAGTTCGAATGATGAACAACAACTTACTATTCAATGAAGTATCAGAAGTTATCGAACGTATTATCGCTACAGATATTCAAGCTAAAGCAAGTTTTACGGTTGAAGATGGCATGACAACAATTGAATTCAAGCATATCGACAAGAGGTATGCAGGAGGTCATAGAAGTATCTATTTATTCGACTTTCAATGCAATCACAAGTTGAGAGCCTGGCACTATCAGTTAGACAAAGTGTTTGAGGGAGGTTTACTGGATGAGTAATTTATTTGATTTAGGAGAAGGAATGTCGCAATTACAACTGATGATCAGTGACGAAGAAATCACGTTCGAAGATGTGAAAGATACATTAGAAAGTTTAGATATGGTATTTGAAGAAAAAGCTAACGGTATCAAGTATTTAGAATTGCAGCTTGATGGAGAGATTGAAACGTTAGAAAAACGCAAGAAGCAAATCGATGAACGTATTAAAGCTAAAAAAGAACGCAAGGCTAATCTTAAAAATTACCTTATGGAAGCTATGTTGTACGCAAATAAGACGAAATTCAAAACTGCTGAATTTACATTCTATATTAAGAACAACGCACCTCAGATTGATAAAGAGAAGTTAGATATTACGAAAGTGCCAAGAGAATACTTTATAGACCAAGAACCAAAACTAGACAGCAAGAAGTTACTGAACGACATCAAAGCAGGCAAAGATATTGAAACTGCCGAACTAAAAACTACGGAAAGTTTGGTGATTAGATAATGACAGAAAAACTAAATTTATTTCAAAAAATTGCAGACGTTAAAAAGCATATTGAAGCATTCACTAAAGATACGAAAGGTTTCAATTACAATTACGTATCGGGTTCACAAGTATTGCACAGTATCAGAGCGAAGATGGAAGAACACAACTTATTATTCATTCCTAGAATTGACAACGCACAATATGAAGAGATTGAAGTATTAGTTAAAGGGCAGAAGAAACCTAATATATTAGTATCAGTCACATTGACATATACGTGGATTGATGCTGATAATCCAGACGATAAATTCGAGATTCCATTTTATGCAATCGGACATCAAGATGACGCATCTAAAGCATTAGGTACAGCACTCACTTATTCAGAACGTTACTTATTAATGAAACAATTCAACATTCCTACTGATGAAGATGATGCAGATGCGAAACAAAAGAAACAACAGTATGCGCCGAAAGCAACATCACAAGATATTGGATTACTAAAGACAGCGATTAAAGAACTTGTACAGCACAGCAAAGAAGGCACTACAGACGATGTAATCATTCAAGCGTTAAATATGCCTGCATACGAAAGTATGACATCAGACATCGCTAAACAATGGACTGAATACGTTAAGAGTGTGACAAAAAAGCGTAAGAGCGAAGAAACTCCAGTAAAGGAGTGATTAAATGAGTGGCTGGATTAAGTTACACAGAAAGATTACAGACAGCGCAGTATTTGAAAACGAGAAAATACTTAAAGTTTTCATCTACTGCCTAACGTCTGCCAGTCATAAAGACCATGATCAATTAGTTGGAAATCAGATTGTACACCTCAAACCAGGTCAATTTATATTTGGGAGAAAGGCATGGTCAGAGCGTTTAAAGATAAAAGAAAGAACGCTATACGACTACATGAAGACGTTAGAAAGTCTGCAAATTATCAACATCAATTCCAACAACAAATTTAGTGTTGTAACCGTTGTTAATTGGGGAGTTTACCAACTACAAGACGAAGTTAACCAACAACAAACCAACAACAAACCAACAACAAACCAACAACAAACCAACACAAACAAGAATGTAAAGAATGAGAAGAATGAAAAGAATAAAGATATAGTCGCGTATCTCAATCAAAAAGCAGATAAAGAGTTTAAGCATACTACTAAGAAAACTCAATCATTTATAAATGCGAGATTAGAAGAAGGATTTACTGTAGATGACTTTAAGAAAGTTATAGACATTAAATGCAATGAGTGGAAGAACAGTGACATGAATAAATATCTAAGACCTGAAACATTATTCTCAACTAAATTCGAGAGTTATCTTAATCAAGATATTAGTTATAAAAAAGAACAGACATCTAACGATGAATTTAATTTAGATGAATGGGGTGTCTAAGTGGATAGAAAACAAGTAGCAGAAATATTGAAATTGGTTAAAGAACTATATCCTAAATTCAATATTAATCAAACTGTAGCTGATGCCTGGTGGTATGTGTTACAGAATGCAGATTATGAACTTACTAAAGCAAAGTTATACGAACATTATGGAACGAGTAAATTCGAGCCTAAAGTTTCAGAAATAAAGATGATTAAAGGTATAAATCACGCTTTGCTGCAATACGAAGAGATACAGAAAGAAATCGAGATTAATAAGAATACTCCTATTGATCCAGAGAAACAAAAACTTATCGAAGCTAACCTCAAACGATTGAGAGGTGCAGATGATGATTAATGAAACGAATGCAGAATATCTAGTAATAGGTGCGTTGTTACGTAATCCGGACTTATTCGGAGAGTTAGCACTCAAGCAAGAGATGTTTGCAGATATATATAGTCATAACTTCATTAAATACGCGAATCAACACAATAAGGTAGACGTTGCAGACATCTACGCACAATCACAGAAGTATGGTAACGAGTTCTTCCCTGAAAATTTAATGGAAAAGCTGCTGAACGATAGATTGATAATGAAATCGCATTTTACTCAATATCAAATTGATGTACTTGAAATATATAAAAAACGAAAGATAAAAGAGGCGACCGATAACTATACAAAACAGCCTACTAGAGAGAATCAACTCTTTTTAGAAAGTACACTCAAATATTTAAACGATATTGAGATAAAACGGAAAGATACTAAAGCAGAAACATTAAGCACGATTAAAGAAGAATTGCTACAAGAAGTTAAGCCGAGACTATTAAAGACAGGATATAAAAACCTAGATTCTTTAATCAGTGGTTTCGAGCCTGGTCAACTTGTAATCGTTGCAGCACGACCTTCAATGGGTAAAACAGCATTCGCTTTAAATATAGGTTGTGAGTTAGAGAGTAATAACTGTAATGTTGCAGTATTTTCTTTAGAAACAACTGCAAAAAAGATAACACAGCGTGTAATAGCGTCAAGAACGTTAGTAAATCTAAGTAAGTTCAAATATCCTGAATCAATCAATCAGGATGAAATGTTAAAGATTACTGAATTCATGGATAGATTTCAAAAAATGAACTTCATGATCAATGACGGTAGTCAGATAACCCCTAAAGATATTCAGAATCAAGCAGCACGAATGATGAACGAATCAGATAACAACGTAATCATCATCGACTATCTAACTTTGATGAAATCAGACGAAAACATAAAAGACAGAAGACTTGAAGTAGAGGATATATCAAGGAAGTTAAAGATTATCGCTAAAGAGTATAAATGTGTGATTATCGCACTCTCACAATTAAGTCGTGGTGTCGAAGGTAGAAACGATAAACGTCCAGTAATGAGCGATTTACGTGAAGCTGGTGGAGTGGAACAGGATGCGGACATGATTTTCATGTTATACAGACCTGATTACTACAATAAAGAACAAGAAGAAACACAACATGCAAAGTCAGACGTTGAGTGCATTGTCGCAAAGAATAAAGATGGTGCGACAGGTACTGCAAATTTTGAATTCTACAAAAAGATACAGAGGTTTTACTGATGAACGTAAACGAAACGATGCAATTCTTTAGAGAACTTTGCAAAGAATACAAGCAAGCAGGAGACGTAAAAACTTATAACTACATTGTATCTCTAGGGTTAGCTTGTAAAGAAATGATCGATAACAAAGAAATAATACCAATACAAGAGTTCAGTGATGAAATTCTTGAAAAAATACTAACTAAAAGTGAGGAATATGACAATGTTAAATAGAACAGTATTAGTAGGACGTATGACGAAAGACCCTGAAATGAGAGTGACACCGTCAGGAGTAACGGTAACGACTTTCACACTGGCAGTAAAAAGAACGTTTAAGAGTGCTAACGGAGAAACAGAAGCTGATTTCATCAATATTGTGACTTTTAGAAAGACAGCTGAAAACGTCAACACTTTTTGTAGTAAAGGTTCGTTAGTTAGCGTAGATGGACGTATTCAATCACGTAGCTATGATAACCAAGAAGGACGCAGAGTATATGTTACGGAAGTTGTTGCAGACAGTGTTCAATTCCTGGAAACGAAAGGGAAGAACGAAAACGCGCAACAACAAGCGCCTCAACAAAACAATACAGTTGCTGCACCACCACAACCAAAAACCAACAATAACAACCCATTCGCAAACGCTACAGGTCCAATAGACATCAGTGATGACGATTTACCGTTCTAATTACAAATAGTGGAAGGTTGATAACATGAAAACTTTAGAAGAGTACAGCGAAATATTTAATAGTGCTTTGATTCCTGGTAGTGATCCATTAGTGCATATTCACTCAAGATTCGATGAACTATCACAAGATGAAATCACAACGTTGTTGAATTTAGAAGAAATCGAAAGAAAGACGTTTGAGAATGATAAAAGAAGTGAGTATTTTCAAACTGTTTCAGATTTTTACAAAGTAAGTGAATGTAGTTTTGCAGGAATTCAATTCGTAAAAGTTGTAACTTATGACGAAAGTAACGATACATGGTTAGCAATATTAATCGAGGTGTAGATATGCCACGAATACTGAAATATAAGAATGGTCAAGCGTTAGTTTCGGGTGTCGAGATGACACCTGAAGCAATGCTGCTAATCGACAACGGAATCGCAGTCGATATCGAAATGGAGATTATCGACAACAAGAAGATAACGGATAAGCAACGTAGAAAGATATTCGCACTCTGCAACGACATAGAGCAACACACAGGACAACCCCGAGACTACATGAGGGAAATGTTCACAGACTATTTATCGTTCATGAATGGCTATCTAAACGTGTCATTAAGTGACTGTAGCAGAAAGGTCGCAGGAGAACTAATCGACTTAATTATTATGTGGGTGTTCGAGAATAACATACCACTGAATTATAAGACGAGTGACATGCTAAAGAATGACAAAACATTCTTATACATGAGTACGATAAATCGAACGTGTGTAATCTGTGGAGCGCAGAATTCAGACTTAGCACATAGATATACAGTCGGTGCAGGACGTAACCGAAACGAGATAGATCATTACGGAAATGAAGTCCTAGCATTATGTAGGAAACATCATAACGAGCAGCACGCAATCGGAATCGATACATTTAACGAGAAATACCACTTGGATGAGTGGATAAAAGTAGACGAACGATTGAATGCTATGTTGAAAGGACGTAAACATGAGTAAATATAACGCAAAAAAGGTCGAGTATGACGGTCACATATTCGATTCGATAGTAGAACGTGACTATTACATTTATCTGCAACGCAACGGATTAATCGAACATATCGAATTGCAGCCTAGATACGAATTGATACCTGCATTTAAGAAACAACGCAAGATGGAGTACATCGCAGATTTTGAGGTTACGTATACAGACGGAACAACAGAGGTAATCGACATCAAAGGCATGGCGACAGAGACAGCGAAAGTCAAAGCAAAGCTATTCAGATACTTATATCAAGATAAGTCGCTGATATGGATATGCAGAGCGCCGAAATACTATCAGGAACAACATGGCACTGAATGGATTGAATATGAAGAGTTGAAGAAAGTAAGACGACAGCGAAAGAAAGGATGAGTGAGATGAAACCTAAAACGTCAGCACGAATTTATTTTGATGAGAATAAACATAGAGCAGCTGTTTCACTTAATACTTATAATGTGAGAATTTCAAGAGATGGCATGACTTTTGAAGAAGCGCTTACGACACCACCTAAACGCACTAATAAGGTTTCTGATGAATATAAGAAGTGGAGTAATATCGCAGTCGAAAACGGAATCAATAAAGCGTACTTTTGGCAGAGAGTTAAAGAGTACGGTTGGTCGTTTGAACGCGCAGCGACTGACCCTGTAAGGGAGTATGCAAAAAAAGAAGATAAAGACATGGCTATCGAGAAAGATTCTGACAGAGTGGTTAAGAAGATGATTATCAGCTTGTTAAAGGCAGGCGAACCCGTACCGAAGAAATATATAAAAAGATTCCCTGAGCTATTTGAAAACAGAATATAAGGAGTGGTTGAGATGAGTGAGTATACACTTAGCAATCATGCGTTCCAAAGATTTTGGGAACGTGTGCAACATGGCGTGAGTAAAAAGAAGGCGACTGAATGGGTCGAGAATGCAATAAAGAAAGGCGTAGAGTGTGAAGAAAGAGAAGGTAAGAGACGTTTTAGATTCGAGAATTACATGATTTCAGTTAGTAAAGATGATAATACGATAGTGACTATTTACAACGTTAATGTATTTAACAATAAAGAGTTAAGCAATGAGATACACGAAATGATCGTGGCGAAAGTAAATAGAGAATTAAAGAAGTTGTACAAAGAAAAAAGAAAACAGCTTATACATTTTCATGAATCAAATATTAAATATCTCAAAGTTAATAATCCTGAAACGAAAGCTATCATCAACGAGGATATTAAACAGTTAAACAATTTTCTTGTGAATATTGACGACAATATCGAAGCAATCAAGAAGACAGCGAAGAAATACCATGTAAATGAAGATAAATTATATCTAATGGAATAGGAGTGGTTGAGATGACATACAGAAATAAACGTATCAACAGACACGTACATGCGAGAAAACCTGTAAATTCAGAGTTTGAAGAGAGACCTCAACGCATGACGATTACTAAACGTGCTGAACTGAAAGAGTTCAAGTTTGGTAAGTACCCGAATAAGTTACTCGAGATGATGTTTAAGGGGTGGTAATTATGTACGGACTACTGCATAGCATCGTACTACTCGATGATAAAGAGCAGTTCGCAACAACAGTCATTCCACTTAAGAATGGCATGTACAAAATATTGGAGCGTACAGAATTCTATCGTGTACGCTATCCAGCAACGATAACGAATAGTGAGGGAGTTATAGCATACTGCGAAGAATACGGCTTACACAGGGCAGATATGGAGCAATCAGCACTATTCGAGTAAGGAGTGAATCACATGATCATCTACTTAAAAGAATCAGAATGGACGAGACTGTTTAACTACTACATGAATAAAGGATGGCAGACAGATAAACGAGATAAAAGGAACGGTAACATCTATTATTCGCTCATAGATGACACGTACAGAGCGATTGATGTGTCGGGCGAAGTTTATGTAGAGGAGTTTAATAACGCTCAGGAAATGCACGCACAGTACGATGAGAGGGTGCATGAGCAGGTAACTATATTTGATTACTGAGGTGCTACATGGATAAGTATAGAGACATGATGGTAGAACATGGCACAGGCTTAAGAAAGCAACATACGAACTATGGATTTAAAGGCTCAGTTAATGAGTTTCTAGAATCAATTAGAAAATACAATAGTCCATTTATTCAAGTATTCGAAAGAATTGACGGAGAGTTGGTACTGCTATGGTCTAAAGATAATAAAGGAATGCTACAGCAGGGAGAACAGATGGAGTTATTTTAAGGAGGAGAAAGTATGATAACGAAGTTTAGGGTTTGGGAACACGATGTTAAATTCATGAATGACCAAGTTAGGATAACTTATAACCGCTTTAGAGGTAATAAGATTTTTGTTGAAGTAACAGAGGGTTTTGGTTGGAAAGATGTTGATGAAAAATATCTCATGCAATCAACAGGCTTACATGATAAGAATGGTAAGGAAATTTTTGAGGGGGATATTTTAGAGATAAAAGATCATCCATATCAAAGAAGTACTGGTAGGTTATCAGGTTTAAAAACTGGTATTGAAATAGATGGATATTACTTAATTCAATACGACAGAGAAATTGCAGGATATGTTGTTGGTAATTGGAAGACTAGAGAAGTCATTCGCTATTGTACTGTCATCGGCAACATTCACGAGCATCCAGAGTTGTTGGACCAACCTAACGAATAACCTAGAGTAACCTAAATTAAAAATCACAAGGAGGAAATTATGAGATATTTTCACGCAATATGGAAATTAGACAATAATCGCTATTCAGTACGTGCGATTGATTACACATACGAATGTGTAGATTTATCTTATGGAAATATTGAAGTTCCATTTAATCAAGTGGAATTAATAGAAGTTCATAAAGATGAGTGGTTAAATAGCAAATTGCTTACAAAGTATAGTCCAGAAGTTGATGGAGATTTAAGAAAAGATAGAATTAGGTAATCACAAGGAGAAAATGAGAGATGAGTAAAGACGAGAAAGAATATTATGTACTTTCTATACCATACGATTCAGCTTACGGAATTTATGACACGTTTCAGCAAGCATTAGAAGAAGGAAACAGGCCTGAAAATGAATGGCTTAAGTTAATACTTTATAAAACTAAAATGAACAGAGCATTGAAAAGTGAGGACGTAATAGGACGATTCAGAGATGGAAAGTATATAAGTTCAGAAGAGTAACTCACAAGGAGGAAATGAGAGATGAAACCAGATTTAATTATTCAAGAGCCACCACGAGTGCTTAAGCAATACGAAGTTATGCAATGGGATGGTACCAGAGAAAATTTTAAAAGAATCAAAGAATGGGCTAAACCTCACGAAATTACTATTGTCGGTTTTACTAGTGGAAAAGAATATATTGAGTTTGATATGTGTCGTGGGAAATGTCCAACATTGGTTGGTCGTGGTGACTATGTATTTAAAACGGTTGATGGGTATTTATCATCAGTGACATTAACAGAATTTAGAGAAAAATATTCAGATTGGACTGTGTTGCATGTGTAA